AAGGATGGCGAGAATGGCCAGGAATTCGTATCAGAAAAGACTTGACAATCAGCTAAAAACCCTGTATAATATCAGGAGTAAGGTGAAGAAGATGAAGACAGCAGAACACTTGCTGAGTTTCAGAGACAGTTTCAACAAAGAGGTCTCGGAATTAACCGATGAGACGATACGGATTGTCGGGGCAGCTATCAAGGAGAGCCGGGACAAATCATTCCAGATCTTGCGAACACCTGTCATCGCTGGCGGTGCCGTAAGAGACGCGGTATACGGCTTGCCCCCGAAAGACTACGATATTTTTCTGGATGTGTCAGGGGTGCCGGAAGACGAAAGAGAGGATGTGGTTCTTCTTTTCGGCCTACGCGTCCTCGACAACCTCCAACATGACAAGAGATTTCGTACTCTGGCTGATCTGACTCTTCACCCTATCGGTGAAAATGGCGGGTATAGCGATGAAGTCCCTAAATCTTTCATAGGTTTTGAGACGAGAGAGCATAACCCGGAAGCTATAGAAGAATACTACAACGCTTTCCGAGATCCTCAAGGAGACTTTGTCGTACCCCCCGATCTCGAAAAAACGCTCAAGCAAGAAATGAGGTTCATCAGCCTTCAATTCATCGGAAAAACCGAACCCTCTTTGTCGAGAGACGACGTCCTGCCTTTCGTGGAGACTTTCGACTATGGCCTCGTCAAAGGGTTGTACGACCCTGAAAAAGAGTCTTATGAATTGGCTCCGTCTTTCATCGAGACGGCGAATACAAAGACTCTTGAAGCGGGCGACTCAAAAACGCTCTTGAGAATGCGAGACTTCCTCCGCCGTGCAGATTACGTCAAAAAGGGATACTTCACCGTAGTCGACAAAACGCCTAAGGTGCTGAAGAATACACTAAAAATGTCTCCTTTTCCGTTCTTTAGCACAACGTCCCGGTTGAATGAATGGCAGGAAATTCCCCGTGTTCCTGAAATCGCGGGCCCTGTCCGAGAACTCCTAGACGAGCTCGTAGATGAATTCGGAGACGATGTGGAAGATGGCGACATCGACATCGGCATCGACGACATCTTTGACGACGAGGAAGAAGACCCTCAGATAGACATCTTTTAATCTCACCCTCTAACTTAATGAACGAATAAATTGAATACTAGTACTAAGAATAAGACGAATCTACCTTGCCCCTCCCCGTCTTGCAACAGTAGCGACGGCTACAGTATTCAGGACAACGGGTGGGGCCATTGCTTTTCCTGTGGGATCAATATCCCCCCTAACGGATCGGCAAAGGAAGACCTGCCCGAACCTCTCCAAACGCCTAAGGGAAAACTTCCTCTCTCCCCTGTAGCAGAGACCTTTAGACCCTTCCCTGATAGGGGCTTCACTGCTGAGACTGTCAAAAGGTATAAGGTCTCTGTCGGCAAGGGGGATAGTGACTTCGTGTCTAAATATCCTCTCTACGATGTAGAAGGCAATCACGTAGCTAACAAGGTGCGGATGCCCCCTCTCGTAGTGGAAAAGAACGGAGAGAAAGTTGAGAAGAAAACCTTCCTGCAAGAGGGTGATCCCAATGCCGCGGGGTTGTTCGGTCGCCATGCATTCCCCGCAGGCTCAGCCAAGTTCATTACCGTTACGGAAGGACAAGACGATGCTCTCGCGGCGTACCAACTTATGGGTAGTAAATATCCCGTTGTATCCGTCCATAGCGCATCGACTGCTGAGCGCGATGTCCGCAAAGACTTTGAATATCTCAATTCATTTGAGAACATTGTTTTCGTGTTCGATAATGATGAGCCCGGGCGTAAGGCCGCCAAGGCTTGTGCTGGTGCTGGCTTTGCACTTGGGAAGGTAAAAGTTTGTACACTCCGTAAGGGGAAAGACGCCAATGATTATCTGCTCGGTAAATCCGGCGAAGAATTCAACCGAGAGTGGTGGCAAGCAGAGACGTACAAACCTGACGGTATCAAACTAGGTTCTGAACTTTGGTCTAGTATTGTGGACCGTAAAGATCACTTCACTGTCCAATATCCTTGGGAAGGCTTGAATAAACTCACCTACGGTATGCGTTTGTCTGAGCTAGTTGTTATAACTGCGGACACCGGCGTAGGTAAAACCAGCGTATTGAAAACTATTGAGCATCTATTACTGACTGACGAAACTGTAAAAGGAAATAGTTATGGAATTGGTTTACTCCATCTGGAAGAACCTATCGGTGATACTGCTCTTGGTCTCATTTCAATTCACAATGGTGTGCCTTACCATCTCCCTGACAGCATTCGCCCGGAAGAGGACATTAAAAAGGCTTATGATGAAATCATTGCTAGTGATCGTTTGGTCGTCTACGACCATTTCGGGAGTAACTCTGTTGATGTAATTCTCAACAAAGTTCGTAGTATGGTTGCTCTTGGTTGTAGGTATATTGTTCTCGACCATCTTTCTATCTTGGTTTCTGATCAAGCGGGTGATGAACGTAAGCAGCTAGACGAAATCACAACTAAACTCAAAACACTGACAATGGAGTTGGATATTGCGGTAATAGCGGTTATTCATCAAAACCGAGCAGGTCAAATTCGTGGTACCGCGGGGGTCGAACAACTTGCTAATATTGTCCTTAAGCTTGAAAGAAATAAAACCGATCCCGATGAATGGCGTCGTAATATTACGTCTGTAACTTGTGTTAAGAATAGGTTCAGCGGTTTTACCGGCCCGGCTTGTTACCTGTGGTTTAATAAAGAGAATAATCGTTTGACAGAACTTGATGAAGATGACGCCCGTACTTTCGTAGACGGTGAAGCTAAGGAAGTATGGTAAATGTATATATCTGGTGACTTTAGTAAGCATTACGCTGTTGACATCGAAGGCGATCTAATCCCTTCAACGCGAATCTGGTGCCTAACCGCCGTGAACGTGAAAACCGAAGAAGAAGTCGTACTTACGGATGTAACTGAGATAAAGGAGTGGGTCGATGCTAGAATGGGAGACGGCTGTAAATTTATTTTCCATAACGGGATTGGGTATGATGCTCCGACCCTCAACCGTATCTTGGGCACTCGACTCGGGATGGGGGTTCTTATCGACACAATGCTTATGTCTATGTTGTTTAGTCCTTCTTTGGATGGAGGCCACAGCTTGGCAGCTTGGGGCGATAGGCTTAGGTTTCCTAAGTATGATTTCAATGATTTCTCTAGGCTTTCCCCGGAGATGGTGGAGTATTGTCTGCAAGACGCCAGATTGTGCCGTAGGACGTATATCAGCCTCGTAAAGAAGATGAGGGCTGCTAAGTTCACAGAACTCGGTATCGAGCTTGAGCATAGGTCCTGGGCCTTGATTCAGCAACAGAAGAAGAACGGCTTCCACTTTAACATCCGAGAGGCGCATGTCTTCTACGCTCGCCTACGTAACCGAGAGAATGAAATACGAGATGAAATCCTCGAATATTGGCCGCCCCAGCTTGAAGTGGTCGCAACATACAAGCGACCTTACAAGAAAGATGGAAGCCCAAGCGCGAACTATCTCCGCCATTGTGAAGAGTATGAACGAGTTGACGTGCACCCCGACCGAAATGGCGGTGAATACGAATGCTTTGCTTATGTTGCTTTCCACATTGGAAGTCCTCAGCAACGAGTTGAAAAGCTCCTTGAACTTGGATGGGTTCCCGGACCAGACGAACGAACAGAGACAGGAAACCCCAAGCCAACAGACAAAGGCAAGCTTGTTCCCACTCTCGTGCGTTTCGTTGAGCAATCTGGAAGACCTGAACCCGCTCTAATTGCGAAATGGATGGAAGTCAACGCAAGAGCAAACATGATCAACACTTGGATCGAGGCGTACAATGACGACACTAATTGCATTCACGGTAGCTTGTGGTTGGCTAATACTCTTAGGTATAAGCATTCAGCTCCTAATACCGCTAATATTCCTGCTGTTCGGATCGGAAAAGATGACCGTCCCGTTTACGGAGATGCAGGTGCCTACACTTATGAAGCGAGGGATTTATGGGACACTCGCGATAGGGCTACTCGTAGGTTGGTGGGTGTTGACGCAAAAGGTATCCAGCTACGTGTCCTCGCTCACTATCTGAATAACCCTGCATTTACGAAGGCGGTGCTCGATGGAGACCCTCATTCCTACAACCAAGAAATTGGTGGCTTCAACACAAGAGCGATTGCTAAGACTTTCATCTATGCTTTCCTTCTTGGAGCAGGAGACGCAAAAGTCGGCTCCATCATCGGAGGTTCTACAAGAGACGGCAAGGAAATTAAGTCACGATTTGTCAACAATTTTCCTGGATTGCAGGAGTTGCTCCAACGCTTGGAAAGAGAAGTCGAAAGGACCGGACGTATCCGGCTTATCGACGGCACTCCCATCATCGTCAAGCAACCTCACACTAGGCTCGGATACCTTCTTCAAGGGGATGAATCTCGAATCATGAAGAAGGCTGCTATCCTCACGGACAGAGAAATTCGTAGGCGCAGATTAGATGTTCTTAAAGTAGGCGACATTCACGATGAGTTTCAATTCGATGTCCTTCTAGCACATGTCCCTATATTCACAGACGAAGTATGCCCGACTGCTTTTCAACAGTCTGGTCAGTTTTTTAATTATCGCATTCCTATCGATTGCGACAGCAAAGTCGGATTGACATGGGCGGAGACTCACTAATGCTTACTCTAGACCAATACTGGTTTTTGACCAACTCACCCTGCCTTTCACCAAAGGTTTACAACGACGTAGGAATGGAATGTTATGCTGACGGATGTATTGACGACTTCGGTCTCGTCACGCCAAAGGGCCACGAGGCCATCGCCGAGTTCACTGGAAAGATCCAACCCGCCTTCCGAGAAGACTCCCAGCTTCCCTACGGACTCAGCGACGCATGAGGCGTCTTTCTACTACAACTGCATTTTCGGATGGATCCCCGGATGAGCGGTAGGACTTGGGTTTATTCGGACCCTCACTTTTACCACAAGAACATTGTGAACTTCACCAAGGAAGACGGAAGTAAGCTTCGTCCTTGGGATGATGCAGAGCAAATGACAGAGGATATGATCAGATGGTACAACGAGGTTGTACACGAGCAAGATCGTGTGTATATTCTTGGAGATGTCGCATTTACAGCTTCCCATATGTTGAGGAGTGCGGGCCGTCTCAAAGGTCGCAAGGTACTTGTACCCGGCAATCACGAGCCTCCGAAGATGCGAAAGTACTTCGACCTATTTGATGACGTTCGTGGGTACGTAGTGAAGAAGGGGTTCATCATGAGCCACACCCACGCTAATCAGGTGACTCTTGATTACGAACCTGATAATAGGTACTTCTGCGCTTGCGTAGAGCAAACGAATTTCAGACCCATCCTTCTGGATGATATTCTGAAAAGTCGAGGAATTGTGTAACTTTTCCCTTGACAAATGCCACGTTTTGTGGTATAATTAAGTATAAGGTATGGGAATAAAGGTTAACAGTACCGAGACACAAACGAGTAACCTCGAAATACCCTTAAGATCACTCTTAGGTGTCTCCCTTATTTTTCAATAACAAATATGAGTAAATTTTTAAGTAATGTCTAATAGTAACGTAGTAGTGTTCCGCGGCAAGGCAATGTACGCCAAGATCCTTGGTAAGCCTGTCGGCAATCCTTTCGATGACAATCTGAACTGGACGATTGATCTGGTCCTGACCCCTGAAACGGTCAAGGAAGCCAAGTCACTGGGTATCGGCAACAAGATCAAGCAGAAGGATACCTATCTCGATGGGCAGCCTTACATGACCTTCAAGCAGGCTGAGCTCCGCCGTAGTGGTGAGGAGAACGATCCGATTAAGGTTGTGGACATCAAGGGTGCTCCTTGGGATCCTGCCGTAGAGATCGGTAACCTCTCTGACATCGATATGAAGTTCGCGGTAGTCGACAACGGTAAGACCAAGCCCAAGGGCGTCTACCCTAGAAGCGTCCGCGTCTTGAAGTTGGTTCCGTTCAACCGAAGCGAGTTCGAGGCAATCAATGAGGATGATGAATTCTTTGACGAAGCCCAGAACGCACAGCAAGCAGACATGGTCGGTGCGGTTGATACACCTTCCTTCAAGAAGGATTTCGATCTCGATGACGACATCGACGACGTCCTCTAAGGTGCGGCGAGAAGGGTGGGGTGGTCATATCGACCGCCTCACTCGTTTCTTCCATAATCTTTTCCTCTGCCGCTGTGGATAATCTATCATAGCTGACCGCCTTAAATTCGTCTTCGTACGCGAAAGCAAAGTCCTGCAAGTCGGGACTTGTTCAGTAGACGTCCTTGATCCTACTGATCCCGAAGAGATCGGGAATCTCCTTAGGTCTCAGACGTTTGCTACTTTCGTAGTCACAGGGGAGGATTTCCAAGAGAGCTCTTTCTCTTACCAGCCCTTCATAGAAGACGCAAATGAAAACTAAGTCTTGCCTTGTTTGCAAAGAGCCTTTCAATCCTAGAACTTCTGATGTCACCTGTTCTATTAAATGCCGTAAACAGCACGCTAACAATAAAGCTAAACAATGGCATCAAGACAATTTAGAATATGCTCGGGAGTATAAAAGAAATCAATCTAAACGACATCGCCGCAGTAATCCTGAACAAAGGCTACTAGCCGGAGCTAAAACTAGGGCTTTTGAAACCATGTTATCGTTTAACATCGATATTGAAGATATAGTTATCCCTCTCCTATGCCCTATTTTACAAGTTCCGATGGTTATTGGAGGAAGATACGCACCCTCTCTGGACAGAATTTTTCCAGAAAAGGGATACACAAAAGGCAATGTTTGGGTTATCTCTAGAAAAGCAAATGTAATGAAAAATGACGCAACTCTTGACGAACTAGAAAGGTTCCGTTCTTGGCTGAACTCTCAACCCTTGTAACTGATGTCTACGGGCTATTCGATCAGAAAGAACACCATGAAGTTTCTGAACAAAATCTTGATACCTTCTGTAATAACCTTCGAGACACTCTCAGGAAAGCTCTGTCCAAGCAGCCAGACGACAGATCCCCTTTACGATTTTCTGCCCTCGGAAAACCCGACAGACAAATCTGGTACGACGCCCACCCCGAAGAAGGGACAAAAGAAGAGCTAAACAACCAGACGCTCTTTAAGTTTCTCTACGGCCACGTCATTGAAGAACTTGTTCTCTTTCTCGTAAAGGAAGCGGGCCATAGTGTTACAGATGAACAAAGGGAAGTGGAGGTTGATGGTGTCCTCGGCCATATTGACGCTATCGTGGATGGAGTTGTTGTCGATGTCAAGTCTGCTTCACCGTTTGGCTTCCAGAAGTTCCGCAAAGGCACTGTAGAAGAAGATGACCCATTCGGGTATGTTGCCCAGCTTGCTGGGTATGCCTCTGTATTGACACCTGAAAAGCCCGCCGCTTGGATTGCCTTTGACAAGGTATCGGGGGCTCTATGTGTAACTTCCCTCTCCTCCTCCTCTATCTCATATCACCCACCTGCTGCTCGTATTGAGCATCTGAAAGAAGTCATAAAAAATGAAGAAGTCCCCGGTAAGTGCTACGAAGACGTACCTGACGGAAAAAGCGGAAATCGTAAACTCAGCACTGGGTGTAGTTATTGCGCCCATCGCTTTCGGTGCTGGCCTGGCCTCCG